ATCCGATGACCATTGTGATGAGGTTCATCACAAGCTGGGCGTTCGCCGGTTGCTGGTAGAATATCTCTTTCACGCCCGGAGCAAACCCTCCGTGTTCGAGCGCGCTCTCAATCATCGGCTGAATCTCACCGAGAATCATTTGACCGACATCGCCTGTGGCAATCGGCTTGTTGCTGCGCTTGGCCATGTGGACGAACACTGTGATGAGCACATCCAGAAGATCCAGCAGGTTCGCATAAACCATGACATCGCCGAGTGGATAGAGCCTTCCATCGGTATCGATGTTCACGAGCGGAATCAGAACGTCAAGCCCGTAGGGGTTTTCCTCGATTGCGAATGGGCCTGTGGTGTGGTTATAGAGCACGGCGTAGTATTTTTCTTCCTCGTCACCTTCAAGCACCGCGGGCGCTGCGGCCTGGTTCGTGATCGCTTCGTCAAACTCTTCTTTCGAGATTTTCCCCGACAGGTTGCCCGTCTCAGGGTCGATACCGTAGTGATTGAGTTCGGTCTGACAGAAGTGAACCTCATAGAAGGTTGCGAATTCTTCCGTGTTCGAGGCTGTGCGCTTATAGGGCGCGTCATAGTCCTGATCGGCGGCGAGACGATTAATGTCAAAGGCCGGGAATTTCTTGTAACGCTCGCGCGCCTCGTCAAGCGATAGCTGGAAGCGGTGGGTTTTCCTGCGTGCCGTGCGGAAGAACGGCCCGCGGCTTCGGCAATCCACAAGCACGTCCCGGCAGTTCACGGTGATAACGTCGATCTTGCCCTTCATCTTGTTCGCCCTGGGGTTGTAGGAACTTTTCATCCACCCAAGCCCCTTCGCAAAGCCGTTATCGAACAGGGGGAAATACACCATCGTCGGCAGCATCTCGGAATCTTCGATATACTCTACCCTTGCCTGAATCACTTTGGCTATCTTGGAGTCGTTCTTCGTGCGGCCACGGATCGACAGCCGTTTGCCGATGTCGAGGAAGTCACCCAATCCGGCTTCGTGGTTTGCCCTGCCCCGGTTAAGCTGTACGAATTGCTTCCGGTAGTTGGACTTGTCTTTATCCTCAAGCGGGGAGTTGATCGCCGCCAGATCGTCCGTGTATCGCTGGCTCATTCCGGCAACAACAACGTCAGAGTTCAGCCGGTCGTCAACGTCATTCCATTCATCCCAGTACTCGGCCTGGGCTTCAGAGTCGTCGCGCACCCATTGTTCGATGATCGTCTCGAACTCGGACTTCTCCGTTGGGTTCGACAGGTTTGGAATCTTGAGTGCTGCCATGATGTTATCTCCCCTTCATTCGCTTCAACGGTATGTCTTGGTAAGAGTTTGGAAATGGAAACGATACGCTCTCTCCATTAGCTACTTCAATCGGCTTTAGGACGCGGTAGTAGTCAGTGTTGCCCCGCGTTCTCTTTGTCGCTCTACGCCGGAATCTACGCTCACCGCAAAGGGACTTGATCCTCACTGAGACGTAACAATATGTCGATCTTGATGGCATCTCAGCGCCCCTTCGATACCAATTTCCGCCTTGACTGTAAGGCGTCGTCTTCAAATTCCCCTATGAACGCGTCCATCGTCACCGCCGGTCCCGGCTTGGTGAGTGAGTGAACCTTCTTGCGCTTCATTGCCCGGACTTCCTCGATTGAGACTTCGACGAGTTTCCCCTCCCTGAACGCGTAGACATGGCGCCCTGGCGTAAGAACCGGGGTATCATCAGGAAGCGGGATTCCGCAGGTAGAACACTCGACCTTTCCTTCACGTCGTACCGGGTGATGACCAGCCGCTTTGCAGTAGGTCTCACCCGATACGTTTAAGGTCGTGTCTGTGGATTTTGGACGGTGGCCCATTACTCTGCCTTCTCTTCCTTCTCTTCGAGGTCTGTGGCTTCGGGCGGACTCTGCGGCTCTTCGACGGGCGGATCAGGTGATGCTGTGAGATCGGTGTTCGCGGCCTTCTTCAGCTCGTTCGTCTCAACCGGCGGAATGAAACCGGGACTCTTTTGGCCCGGCGTCGCCACCCACGGGTTCGTGATACCGATGAGTTCCTGCTTCGCCTCTGCGATGCGTGTGGTGATTTCCTGGGCTGATTTCATGACGTGAATCCTTTCTGTGAGTGGTTAGTTGAAAAACATCCTTGCATGAAACGGTATCATCGTTGGACAGGCTCGATCTACATAGCACAAGATGAACGTCTTTGTCCCGTGAGGAATCTCTGCGTGAACACTGTCGCCATCAAACAATCCCTTTTCCTTAATGTCCGCGGTGATCGTGAAATCATACTCTAGGGTCGAGAGCGATATGGGGACGAGGTTAGACATGAAACGGGTCCTTCCAATCCGGCACTCCTACTGCTCTTGCTCTTTGTGCTGCGAGTATCTCGAACCACGTCGGCTCTTTGGCTTTGGGCTTTGGCTTTGAGGGCATCATCGCTACGAGTCCCATCTTGTAGGCATCGAACGGGTCTTGCAGTCCGATCTTGCGGTCAAAGTCTCTCCCGGTCGGGTTCTTCTCAGGGTGCTGGAGTGATGTGATGGATTCAATCAGTTTCGTGCAGTTCTCGGTGATGTAGCTCTTTGGTCTTGTCGTCAAGTTCCCGGCTTTGTCATACTCCCAGTTCAGCCATTCCTTTACAACGTCATTGCAGAACTCGCGGTAGTCTCGTGCATCGGGGGTGGATTTCGAGACCTTGAACAGCTTGGGGGCCTTATCGCCCATCATCTCCTTGAACACTTGCTCGAATGTCCTTATCGGAACCTTCTCGTAACCTACTTCCGATAGGTCGATCTCCATATTTGTGTCATACTGGATCGGGAGTTTGTAGAGTTTCTTCTCCAGCAAGTACTCGGCCATCTGTTTTGCTCTCGGCGTTGCGGCTTCGTGCTCTGTGTAGACTTCGCCAAAATTCCAGTTGTTACCCCGGAAGTCTCCCGCCTGTATCTCGAGTACTCCCCTCTGGCCCCAGTCGATCGTACCGAGTTTTCGCCAGTCTTCGGGGATCTCAAATTGTGGCTTGATGTGAAGCTGACGCCGGAACATTGAGAAGAACTGGCCCGCGTAGATGTCCCAGTCACCGAACAACTGAGCGCGCCGGTCGGACTCGTTCAGTTGCCAGAGCTTCTTCCCATAGTCTGACTTCGTGACAAACCACACGAACCGCTTCTGTGTTGACCATGAATAGTAATCGTCAAAGGTGAGTTTGCCTTTCTCCAGCGCCTTGAGCACCCACTGAGCGTTGTCCCAGCCATACATCTGCAAGAAAGCGAAATCGTTCGGGTCTTCGTTGCCCTCATAATCTTTCGTGATGAATACCCGCTTGTGATAGCTGTGGTTGATACCGCCGGGATTCATTGCGAGGAACATCTTCGGGGTGATGTCGGACTTGTGTGCTACGCGGTTGGATTCTTTCAGCTTCGAGATCATCCAGGGCGTACACATCTGAGATTCGTCAACCAGGATGTCCGCATACGGACGACCGTGATAGGCGAGAATATCCAGTTCGTGCTCTGCGGTACCGAACGTGATCTCACTACCCACCCACGGGAGGGAGATGGTCTTATCCTGTGAGCGATAGTGTTTTCTTAATTCGGGGTGTTCGGAGAATAACGGCTTCAGGTGATTGTCTCTCACCTCGGCCCACGTTCTGCGGAAGATGAGGGCATTCGTTCCCGGATACCAGAGACGGCGAAGGTAGATTGCTGTGCGGCCTACGTGCGACTTCCCCCCGCCTTTTGCTCCACCTACACCAAGCGTTGTCGCCTGCGAGGTCTGCACCATCTCCAGGAACTCGGCTTGCTTCGGTTGCAGATAAACATCGGGCGGCGTATAGTCAACTTGTAGAGACATTGAACCTGTAGTCGCGCTTAGCACCATAGACACGCACGTTGACATTAACAGTGCGCGGACGATCCGGGTCAAGTTCTTCTGGCTCAAATATGTCAAGATGTTCTCCGATCTTGATGAGCGGTTGAATCTTGTCGTACATCTTAACACTGATACCTTCCTTCGTCTCCTTCACGCTTTCGATTGCGGCGAGGTCTTCATCCGCGATCTTGCTGCTATCCTTGAGCGTAATGCTGTTCTTGTTGAATGACAGGACGCGGTTGATACGGGAAAATCCAAGATACTTGAGTTCGAGAATGACATCGCGCTTGGTTACGAGAGTTTCGTTTTCAAGTTGTTTTGCGAGTTCTTCGCGACGCCGGGAAATGTATTCCGCGACAATAGGCTTTCTTAGGAGTCGATGCGCCTCGACACCGGCGACGTTTCGATTCTTTGCTTTGAATCCGGCCCCAATGTATGCGTCGATCTGTTTGACATCCTGCAAAATTAGTTCGGCAAACTTGAGATACTTACCCTTGAGTTTCTTTTCCATACTCCCTCCGGTCGCGTGTGCGACTTTCACGGGAGTCAATATGCCTTTTTGTTATCCAATCGCAAGTGCAGGAGGTCTTACGCCTCTTTTGCCTGACCATGTAACCGGATGAGAGCCATGCAGAATCCGCAATAGGCGTACTCTCGTTTGAGCTGCGGGGTTCCGCGGCGCGCCTTTCCACATAGCGGGCAATGCCTGCGGTGCAGGAGTTCTTCCTTCGCATTGCGCTTTCCGGCACAGCGTTGACAGGCGAGAGCCGTCGGGCTTTTGGGCCTACCGCATTTACAGCGACGCTGGGTCACGCTACAGTCTTCGCCTTTTTGATCTTGATACCTTCTTCTTCGTCCTTGTGGGTGACTTCGATGATGTTGCCTTTGTGGACAACACGGGTCTTGCTGGCCCTTTTCATCAGGGAGATGAGGCGGGACTTCTGGGCGTCCAGTTTCTCCGCGTTAGCCTTCTTCTCGTCAAGGAGTT